ATTTAAATGCTAATTAAAGCTTATCCTGTAGAGGATAATAAAAATAATAAAAAATTAATTAAGGACATTATAAATTATCAAAAAAAATTTCCTTGTTGCAGTGATTTTCCAACTTGCACTCATCCTATTCTTCAAACTGATTCCCAGCTGCACCATCATTTTCCTGAATTCGGATCATCTTATTTTAAAAATTTAAAAAAATATTTAAAAGATTCTAAATCTTCTACGAATGACATAGAGTATAGAGTATTAGAGTTTAAAATGTGGGCTTTGATTTCTTTAGCTAATGACAAACCTGCCCCAGCTTGGCATCATCACGCTAAATTTAAAGATAACCCTCTGGAAATATCTAGTCTTCTGTACCTAACTGATACGAAAATTGGAACAATGTTTGATGTAAAGTATTTAAAGATTTATTTAAAACCTCAACTTAATACATGGTTTTTTTGGCCTTCTGATTTGTTGCATTGTCCAGAAAGAACACAAATAAACAAAAAAACACGGATTACTATTGCTACGGCAATTGTTTTAAAATCTACCTTTTAAAGAAAAATGATGAGGAGATCAACTGGTTATAGGTAGGCACAGAAGACCTTTGTGGTGGAAAAATCCCCCATGCCAGACTTCTATATATATTATTTTTTAGGAGAGGGCAACTTAACCTTTTTAAACCAAGAAGGAAGTCCCAAATGGAATCGTTTATCAAAAAGGTTTTGTTCCGAACCTGGAGTTTTCTCATTGTTATAATGTAAAAAAACTTGTGCGCATTCTTTACCTTTGAATTTTTCTCTCCAATGCTCTAGTTCACAACCACTATAAACCAGCATATCTCCTTGTTTAAGATCTACTTTTATCCCTTTTGGAGCATTGGGTTTAATTAAATTTTTCTTTTCATCAATAACATTATTGCCCCCAGTGGGGTCTAAATAAATAGGCCAACGATCTCCTCCTAAAAACATAGTGGTAGATATTTCACAACTAAATCGATCTTTATGTCTTTTAAGAACATCTCCTTTTTTATAGATTCTGGCATAGGTATAAGCCGGTTGTAGTTTTAATCCTGTTGTCTTTTCCATAATAGGCTGACACTTCAACATTAAAGTTTCCATAACGATGTCTGCATAGCTAGAATAGGTATTGGGTATCTGTGCATCGTCATAAGATCCCAGTAAAGTTTCATAAGGAGAAATATATCTTTGTTTTAAACAAGTATCATACACCTGTTTTTTCATTAAAAAATAATTGTAGATAAAAATTGATAAATCTTTTGAGACAGCTTCTCTAATAACTACATATTTATTTTTTTTAAAACTCATTATTAATTACTTCTGGCGTGCGTGAACCAGGTTGCTACAGTATATCTTGGGCCTTTGGAAATAGAAGACACTCCATGATGATAGTATTGTCCATCAAAAAAGATAGCCCGACCAGTTACGGGTATAAAAGTAGTACCATCTTCAAAATAAGTATGGCCTCCTTCGTAGTTATCGTTTAAATAAATAATACTACTCAGGACAGTGGAAGCTGAAGCCTTATCCAGATGTAAAGCCTTTCCTTCATTGGGACTGGGCCATTTAACTATTTCAAACCAATCAATTACAGCATTGTTTATGTCCATCCCTGCCTGATTTATTTTATCCTTTAAAAATTGAGGTCCTGTCTCAGTGATAGATAATGGAAAAGTTGTATTAAATTTTTTAGATTTATTTGGTTGCGAGTTATAAAAATTTATCAAACGCTTACATTGATTTTTATTTAAAAATTTATCCTCCATAACAACTTTCATTTTAGATATCTTTAGCCACTTCTTTAGGGATAGCCATTATGTTCCAATGGATAAATCTAAAAGGCTCTTTGCCATGATCGACTGTATATCCATGTTCTAAATAACCTGGAAAAATAATTAAAGTTCCAGGTTTAGGTTTAAAATGAACTAACTCGGTACCATGAAAGATACCTTTTAATTCAGGTTTCAGTTTTAATTTAGTAGATCTTGCCCCTGTTCTTGGATCATGAAAAATAGGATAAGAAGTTTTCTCACTACATTTTAAGAAATAAAATCCTGATACATGCTGATTCCCATGAATATGAGATGTGTGGCTACCCCCTCCTTTTTTAGAAAATTCTTGAACCCACATTTCAGAAAACATGGTTGTATACAGTTTCATATCATAACCATGATAATCTAAAAATTCCCAAGACTTTTTACCTATATAATTTCTGAAATCTAAAAAATCATTATCTCTAGTTAATGGAGTTGAATGATAACTGTTTCCAAAGTCTCCATAGTTTTTAATATAATCTTTTTGGGTTTTTCTAGCTTCTTTAATATACTTATCACTAGCCTTGTTTAATGATTTAACAAACTCTGGTTTATCTTCTGCCCATATAGGGGTTTTAAAATATTCATTTAAATCCATTACTTAAAAGGATATCCCCAATGCCATACGACAAGTGAATATCTTACTCCTTTGGTGACTGGTTTAACCCTGTGCCAAACAAAGCTAGGAAAAACAATAATAGAACCTTTTGGTAATATTTCTGGTGCTTTCCTTAAATGTTGTGCTTCATCTCTCATTTGAGGTGAATATTGTCTAAAATCAAATTCTAATTCTCCGCCAGAATATTCTGAACCATCGGTTAACTGACAGGTCATGGATAGTTTTCGAATTTTTCCATGAAAAGGGGTTTTAGCTCGATCATAAACTTCCCCCCAACCATCAGAATGCCAGTCATAGTATTGATTGAGTTTATACTTTGTAAATTGACAAGATTCAGATCTATCCCAGTTAAAATTCCACCCAGCCTTTTTGTTTGCTTGATGAACATAGGGGTGTATTTCGTTATATATCCAACGATCATCTAACCAAACCACATCAGAATTTCTTGTGTACTTTAAATCTTGTACTTCTTCTTTGTTTAAAGGTTTTTTATCTAAATTTCTATTTCTGCCATAACCTCCTGTAATAGCCATGGTTTCTTTTTTATCTAAAGCATATTTAATAACCTCATCACAAAATCTTGGAGTAAGTGCAGATTTAAAATACCAAAAATAATTAGATAAATTCATAAGTAATCGTTTGTAAAAAATTAAGGGAATCCTTTTGATGGTTGATTACATAATACATATTTGTAGAGGGAAACATAATAAATTTATTGTTTAATAACGGTTCGGTCCAGGTTCTTCCTTTTCTTCTATTATCATCATAGCAAATCGTAACCGAACAATTATTAACTTTAACACCATATAATAAAGTATAATCTGGTGAGTTTCTTAAATCTACAGGATCACTATTTAATAAAGGAACGGTAGTTTCATGGGGGGAATAAATATTACCCCACGTTTTTTTATTTACTAATTGAATATTATATTCAAGTCTAATGTGTTCCCGGATATAAGTATTCAACTTATCCCAAGTTCTTGAGAACGGAAATTTTTTGTTGTGTATTTGATATTGTAAAATTTGATGGGCTAATTCAATAGGATCTATTTCCCAATCTTTTGGCATTGAAACATCGCCGTAGTATAAAGCTATTTCCGATAGTACTTTCTTTTCCATATCTACCGAATATAATTATCTTATCTTTCCAAACTTGTCTATATTATTTAACTGTTTTATCCCAACTTTGATCTGATTCGTTCCAAATATAATAATGAGTAATTACTTCTTCTTCTGATAATGTAGGTGCATCACCAATTGGCGATTGCCATCTAGCTTCAGATGTATTTAATACCCAACTAGCATAAGGTGTTTTAGGATAGAACAGATTATTATCTTCATCCCAAGTCATACCTATACCCGCGTAGTTTCCCCTTAAAGCTTTAGACGGATCCGCTGATAATTCTCCAGTCTTATTATCGTAATGCTTTCCACCTCGTGTATTATAAGATGTTTGAATCCACCTTTCGGCAGGCCAGTTATTGTGTTTTTCCAAATATTTTTGTCCTACTGATTCCTCTTCAACCCCATCAGTGTTTAACATATCTTTATTATCTAAAGTTAATACTGTAAGAATTTTTGAAGTATCACTTATTTTTGCAAAGTGTGCCATATTAATTATTGATATTTATATCTTATT